AAATAAAGGATTTAATAATAGTTTAACGACAATATATGAAAATAACAAGTGCAATAGTATGGGATCACAGGGGCAGGGTGCCGAAAGGTGGTCTTGGTCAACTGGAGATACGAATTACAATCAATCGGAAGCATCACCACTTTGGTACTGGAATTCGTGTGCATAAGTCTGAGTTTCTGGCTGGGCAGATAGTCAACTGTCACGGTGCAAAGGAATTGAACGAAAGGCTTGGTATAATTTATAAAAAGGTACTCGCATGCGTGAATGCGTGCGTAGAAGAAGGAAAGGAAATCAATACTGAGGAAATCAGAAAGAAGGTATGGCAGTTGGTGGAGTCGCAATCTGATGAACCGACATTCATCAACTGGATAGAGCAACAAATCCCGCTGCTGGGTGTGTCGGATGGTACGACGAAGCACTATGAGCCGTTGGTTACACGGCTGACGGAGTGGGGACAAATGACACGGTGGCAGGATGTGACAGTAGAAAATGTGTCTAACTTCGATGCCTGGCTGCACACGCTGACGAAGCCGATGAGCGATGCAAGGCGCAAGGCTGGTGCAAGGCCTGAGAAATTGAGCGATAGCGGCATTTATAACTACCACAAGTGTTTGAAGGCCCTGCTGAATCGGGCGCTGTCGTTCGACAAGATTGACAGCAATCCATACGACAAACTCAAAGGGAAGTTCAAGCGTGGCGACAGGGAGAATGTGGAATACCTCACAGACGAAGAGATGCGCAAATTCGAGACGATGATCCTGCCGACGGGATCGGAACTCGATGTCGCGCATGACCTCTTTATCTTTCAAATGTACACGGGACTCAGTTACACGGATATGCAAGCATTCGACGCAAGTGACTATAAATGGGACGGACATGCCTGGCGAAACGTCGGTGAGCGTATCAAGACGGGTGTGGCGTATGTCTCTCAGCTTTTGCCGCCTGCGGTCATGGTGCTGGAGAAATATCACTGGGAAATACCAAAGATGAATAATGCCGATTACAACCACCACCTTAAAGCCTTGCAGACGATGGCTGGGATTAAGACTCGGCTACATTCCCATCTCGCACGGCATACCTTTGCGACGTGGATGCTCAGGAATGGTGCATCCATCGAAAACGTATCAAAGATGTTAGGCCACACGAATATTACCCAGACGCAAAGATACGCCAAGGTACAGGCGCAAGCGGTGTATGATGACTTTGAAAAGGTTGCGGCATCAATGGCCCCAATGAAACCAAAGCGAAGAAAGGTCAAAGGAGGGTGACAAACTGTCCCCTCCCCTTAAAATAACACTATAAAAACATTCAACTATGAAAAAGATTATGATGGCTTTGACCACAGCCGACAAAGTGGTCGTGAGAGTGTTGGTGGCTATTATCGCCGTGTGTTTGATTGTAATCGTGCTGACAGGATGTGGAAAGGAAGAGCCGACGGTGACGGTCATCATGTCGAAGCCGGAGGCGATGCAGAAGAAGGTGATCACCTTCACGTTCGGTGATGCTATGTCTATGCATCCAATGACCAGGGCAACGATGGCAGAACTGAATCTAACAGACTTGTGGGTATTTGATTACATGGATGGTCAACTGGTTACAGATTGTCACCAGTTGAGTACGGATGATGATTTCGAAAGTCCGTCGCTGTCGATGGAATACGGCACGCACACGCTGTACTTTGTTGCCTCCCGTGGCGCAAATCCAACGGTGAGCACGGACACAAAGACCATCACCTGGCAGGCGGTCAGAGACACGTTCTGGGCCACACTTCAAATGACTGTCGCACCATCGACTGGTGGAACTCAGTCGGTGAGTCTTAATCGTGTGGTCGGAAGACTCAGAATCAGCGTCACAGATGTTGTGCCGGACGGGGCTGCAAGTTTTGTGGTGACACCAGCGACTTGGTACTATGGCTTGCGGTATGATACAGGCGAGGCGGTTAGCATTCAGAACACACCTATAAGCGTCAATATCCCCAATTCTTATATCGGCACTACAAACTTGGTGGTGAATGTCTTCACCATCAGCGGCCAGACGACGTGGAACACCGACGTAACTGCAACGCTTAAGGCATCAGACAATTCGACGCTGGGTAGTGTGACGATTGCTGATGTGCCGATTCAACGAAATCATATCACGTCATATAGCGGTGGCATCCTGAGCACGGGCAGACGAATGACCGTAAGCAGCGATGATGAATGGATCGAAGATGATGAAGTGACTTGGTGACAAATACAGCCGTGAGGCCGATTTTCTTGTTTTATAAATTTAAAGTAACAAAAGCGGGGAGGCAGTGGCCTCCCCTTCACCAAATACTCAAAAAACAATATTGAAAGTAACATGAAAGTTATTCTTTTCCTTCGGCTGCAAGAGCCGCATTGATGGCATCCATCTCTGCCTGCAGCTCATCGCGGTATTCATCGCTGATCGGTGCAATGTCTGTCTTCTCCCAAGGGAACTTGATCCACTCCGTCACCGTCGGCACTGGATCTTTCGATCCCATGCAATAGTGAGCGTTGTATGCCACAAGTCGCGCCTGCTCCCATCCCGGATGATGGCGGTTGTTATAGCCTCGGATGATCGAGCGCACCTCCCACCACATCAGACCGTACAGGAATCGGTCGTAACTGAAACCTATCTCGCCCACGAACAGCTGGAATAGTTCGTGAGCGGTTTTCAGTTTTTTGCCTTTTCCTCTTCGTCTTCAGACGGCTTTTCAGGTTGTGGCTCGACAGCGGGAATCTTCATGAACTCACCGCACAGTTCCATCACGGTGTTATAGGCTGCGATTATGTCCTTCACCTTCTCCCAATCGTCGCCGTTCATCAGTTCCTCGACGGTCAGTGTGGTGTTCTCGTCGGCGGTCAGTGCTGCCGACATGATGATAGCGATACGCTCCTTCAGATGATCAAAGGTCTCTCCGAAGAACGACTTGCCGCTGATTTCCTCATAATTGAGCATGGTCTTCATCGAGAAGGCGACTGGATAAGTCTTGCCTCCGATGGTTATTTCTTTTGTCTTCATTTCTGGGTATGGGTTTAGTTCCTAAAAAACGGACAGCCAACCTTTTCAGGCGAGGCTGTCCGCACACACATTAATTATTCATTTATCTATGGCTAAAATCAAAGAGCCAAATTAAGAGAGTTTAGTCGTTTCCGACTGTGACAGGCCCGTAGATATTGATGTTGCCTGAGTACGTTGCTTTCTGGCGGTTCTGTGCAGATGCCTGAAGGTTGGTCAATTTACCCTGACCTGAGCAGACGGTCTTTCCGACGGTGCGGTTGTTTGAGCCGCTGACAAATACCACTTTCCAATTGATGAGAGAATCGCTCACCTGGTTTATAAAGTCTGCAAATGACTTTCCACCGGCATCGGTTCCTGCACCAACAAGGGCGTTGAATGAGATGTCGCCACTTCGCTGAGTCACTTCATACTCATTCCATGAGCCGTTAGTGTCTGTCGTGTCTTTTGTCGAACTGTCCTCCGTCTGAGCTGACAGATGTAAAGTCATGTCTGTACTGAGGGCCACAACCTTCGTGGTTGGTGTGCCGCTGCCTTCAAGAATTACGAGGCGTAGATGTTGTCCTTTATCCATAGTCATTCAGAGTTTATGACAGCGCACCACTGCCTTGATACTGGCAGCTGACGGTGATCGTCTGTCGGTTAGGTGTTGCTATTGACAGGTCGTTCAGGATGGCCTGACCGCTTCGTGCAAAGGCTGCATTCTGGGCGACACGGTTTTGTGAACCTGATGTCTGGTCCCATCCTACAGTCGTCGTAGAATCGCTATTGAAACGCGTGATGAGCGCACGAAGATTGGAGAGGGACGCATCGATGTTATCGACCTGAACACTCCACTGCTTCGAAGTCATCTGCTCCTCATTCCAACCACCAACAGAATCTTTGGTTGACGCGTCTTCAACGTTACCTTGGATTGTCACCTGGCAGTTGGTTGCTTCATTCACGGCAGCTCCCGCGATAAACGCGCGAAAGTTCTGGCCCATTACTTTGTTTAATGCCATATCGCTCGAAATTAGAGTTTGTTAAACGTGATGACCGCTGAAAACTTATCCTC